TTCTCCGATATAATGATATAATTTTAAAACCATTTTATGCCAAGGAACGTGAAAAGCCTTCCAACAACAATAATTATCATCCATTCCATAATTGTAAAGAGTATCAAAAACATCTTCATTTTCATAATCAGTATATCCTACTGAAATTAAAAATTTTTTATATTCTTTCTCTCCAAGAATATTTGTAGCAAATTGTTTAAATGTTACCTGGTCTCCTTTATAATGTTTATAATCTTTTTTTAATTTTTCCACTGTTTTTTTAATATCAATATGTTCAATAACTTTTGAATATTGTGGATTTACAGTATATTCTTCAGGTGTATCAAAATCTAAATTATTAAGTAATTTATAAAGCAATTTATCCTTACTTTTTCTTCCTATTCCGGCTCCAGTTACAATTTCAGTTCCATAAAACATTTCATTGCTTGTTCTTCCTCCAATCCAATCTTTTTTATACTTTTCTAATACTAAAAATGATGCGTTTGGAGAGGTATTTTTAATATTATACGCACTATACAGTCCAGCCATACCACTTCCAACAATAATTATATCAACATATTTACTAGTCATATAGTATTTTGATATAATTATTTTTTATTTTTAAGTGTTTTATTAAATTTAACTGTAGATTTTCCTTTACATTTAAATTTGCCTCTTGTATATCCTTTTCTCTTAAATATCGTTTTAGTACAGATACCAATTGCGCGATCTTCTGTCTGTTTTGGTCGAATTTCTTTTCCAACTTTTTTAATACATCTACATAATTTTTCCGACATAATTTTTTCAGCACTCAATTTAAGGAGTCTTTTAGATTTTGGTATAGGTTTTTCATAATATTCTAAAATTTTTTTATAATCAGTGTTATTTAATTCGGACATATATTTGTTGTATATTATTTACAAATATAATAATTATCTACCTTGAATTGTTATTAAACTAATTCTCTTAAATAAAGTATTTTTTAAAAATCAAAACCTAAACATATATTAATATGAAAATAGTTGTTTTTGATTTAGACGAAACGCTTGGATATTTTACAGAATTTGGAATATTTTGGGATTGTCTAATATATTATTTAAAAAATAAAAATGAAGAGACAATAACACAGTCAGATTTTAATGATATACTAGATTTATTTCCCGAATTTTTGAGGCCTAATATAATAAATATTTTAAACTACTTAAAGAGCAAAAAACACTCATTCTGTTGTCATAAAATGATGATATATACAAATAACAGTGGACCAAAAGAATGGGCGCACCATATAATAGATTATTTTAGCAAAAAAATAAATTATAAACTTTTTGACCAGCTTATTTCAGCTTTTAAAATAAATGGAAAAATTGTTGAAGTTTGTAGAACAACGCATGATAAAACATACAATGATTTTATTAAATGTACAAAGCTACCAATTAATGCCGAAATTTGTTTTCTAGATGATACATTTTATCCTGAAATGACTAATGATAATATATATTATATTAATGTCAAACCTTATTATCATGATTTAAAATTTGAATATATGTTAGATAAGTTTTCTAAAAGTGATATTGGTAAAAAAATAATTAATAATGATGAAGATTTTATCAAAATTATGACTGATCATATTAAGTTATATAAGTACGATTGTATTGATAAGGAATCGAATGAATATGAAATGGATAAAATTGTTGGGAAACAAATTGTTAAACATTTACAAGAATTTTTTAATAAAACAAAAAAAAATAAAACTGTTAGAAATAAGAAGGGTAAAAATTATAAATTAAATAAAACACAAAGAAAATATTAAATTTTGCTATTTTGCTATTTTGCTATTATATTTTTAACTGTTTCCTTGAATTGAACTAGATATTGATTTAATGCTGTGGTAGTTAAAATAAACGCTCCGGCACTAAATGCTATTTTTCTGTCTAACTCTGTAAACTCGGGTTTTTCTCTCAGCGGATTAAAACGCCACATTAAAAATAAACAAATATATATTCTAATGTAATAATCCATTGTATCAAGATATTTTGGTGCCGTTTGAGATAATCCTAATGCTGAAATAAACAATAAACTATATGATAAATAAATAAATACTTTAAAAAAGTTACTTTGAGCTTCATATAAATTTGATTTCGAAATCATTATATATTTAATATATAAAATAAATCATAATATAAATTTATTTTATCTTTCGTGTCTTTCTTCTAACTTTATAATTTTTTTAATTTCACACCATTTTTTACGGTATTTTCTTATTTTATTTTCTATAAGTGTTTTATATTTTTCCTCAAGAGATGGTTTATTGAAATTATTATTGTTATATATAACAATAGCTTCTGTTTTGGGAGTTAAAGTATATTCTATATATGTATTTATATTTTCTTCGTCTACATCATCATCGTAGTATCCCCTTTGTCTATCTAATTCAATCTCTAAATATTCACTATTGTTATAATAAATACGTAATAGTTTTAAAATGAAATAGTCGCAACACATAATTATATAATATAACAAAATACTTCTAAACATTTTTTTCATATAAATCTAATGTTCTAGCACTTGGATCAGTGGCATTTGTATATTTTGGCATCCAAAAATAAGGCAAAATATGAGAACAATTAGGATATGATTTATCAAAAATTTCTTTATAATATCGTTTTTCAGTTTCAATACATGGTAAATATGAAGTAGTTTGTTCATTTATATTCATGTGAAAAGCAATGTGTTCTTGTAAAATTTGAAATAGCGAACGACCATGCGAACTAACTCCATCGCTAAATGCTTCTTTTTTTCTCCATAGAATTTCTTCAGGTAAAATTTGATTATTATTAAAGTCTTTAAAATTTTCAGCAGAAAAACTTACTCTTAAAATATTTTTTTCAATACTATTACGTTTAAAATATTCTTTATGATTTTTATGATTTCTAAAATATGCTGGAACTGAAAGAATAAAATTAGCAAAACTTCTATCCAAAAAAGGGGTTCTAGGTTCTAGACCATGAGATGATATACATTTATCTGAACGTAAAACGTCAAAAAGATGTATATCTTTTAATAGTCTTCTAGTTTCTTTATCAAATTCTATATCATCACTACATTTATTCATATAAAGATATCCTCCAAGTAGTTCATCAGCACCATCTCCGTTGAAAATAACCTTAGCATTGGAATGTGTAGAAATATATTTTCCCAATAAAAAGTTACCAATACTAGCCCTAACTGTAGTAGTATCATAACTTTCAATTGCGTGAATTACTTCTGGTATAGCATCAAACATTTCTTTTTCGGTAACTATAATTTCAGTATGATTAGTTCCCAAATAATCAGAAACAAGTTTAGCATATTTTAAATCTTCGGAACCTTGAAGGCCAATGCTATATGTTTCTAATTTATTAGGTAAATTATTCAAGTTATAATAATTATTAACTAATCCGGCTATTAGACTACTATCAAGACCACCGGATAATAAACAAGCAATAGGTCTTTCAGTTGTTAAACATCTTTTATTAACAGCCGCATTTAAATAAGAAGAAACACTATAAAATAAATTATCAATAAAGACGTGTTCGGCTCCTAACCAACTATGTGAAAAACTAGGAATAATATACGAAATATTTTCTTTTTCTATTTCCCAAATAGAGTGAACCATAGATGACATATTAAAAACACTATAGGTTCCTGGTTGAAATTGTTCTATCGTATAATGAAAGTTGTTACTATTATAAAACTTTTCGAGACACTTAAGTTCAGAAGCAAAACCATATAAATTAAATCTATCAAAGCAGTCATCATTATTTTTTAAATAATACAAGGGTCTTACACCAAAAGGATCTCGAGCGATATAAATTTTATTATTCAAATCTTGATGAATTCTATTATCGTATAAAATAAATGAAAAAACACCATCTAGCATATTTAGTGTTTGTTGTATTCCGTATTTAATATAAAGATGAATAATAACTTCACAATCAGAACCAGTTGTAGGCTCTATACCCATTTCAGTGTATAATTGTTTATAATTATATATCTCACCATTACAAATTAAAACAACATCATTGATAACTAATGGCTGATTAGATTCTTCATTTAAACCATTAATAGCTAATCTATGAAAACCAAGAACCATTTTCATAAAAGTGTAATCTAATTTAGAAAATTCGGGTCCACGATTTTTCCCTTTCAGGAATTCATTATTTATTATATTTTTGTCAATATTATTTGAATTGAGAAGAGCATATATACCACACATTATATGTATATATTATTTAATATAGGTTAAACTTTATATGGTTTATATATTAGTTTAATATAAAATAATATATTTATAAATTATATAAAATGAATAACCCATATAGTCAAGAATGTGTTTCAAATATACATAAAGAAACTAATAAAAGAATATACGATAGAAATATTCCTTCCCAAATGCTTCAACCCTATTTAGAGGTAAGACCTGTAATGACAAAATATTCTTATTTTCCTATTGTCGACCCTAGAAAAGAAATTAAAACACCAATGGAACAAATGCCAACATATAATGTTAACAAGGTTTTCAATCCAGGAAATACTGTTTCACCTTGGTCGGGTTTTGCTTCAAATATAAATTTAGAATCTGAATTACGCAACCAAGTTTATGCTCTTCAAAAATGTAGTCAATCAGTTTATGTACCAAATAGCACTAGTGATTTATATGATTATAAGTTTAAGACCGCAACCCAACCAAATCCTCATCAACTGCTATTTCAAACTGATAGCTTTTCAAGTTTCAATCCAAATCCTGATACTAAAACAGTTGGTTCTGGTATTTTTATGAATAACACACGTGTTCAAGTCAGAGATATGACAAAACAAACCTGTTAAAAAAAATATAACAAATAGAACAACTCTTTATAATATTATTACAAACTTTTATGATATTATTATAAAATTTTATGGTTTAGGGTTTAACCATTTCCGAAAATGTAATTAATCCTCTTATCTTATTTTCAGAATTTAAATTTTCTGGAATTTCACTATACACGCAATCAAATATATTATCATAATCCAACCATGAGTAATCTCCTGAAGCACATGGTTGCGATCTAAATTTTCCAATATTAACAACTCTCTTCAAACCTTTATCATTCCATATTTTTCTCTTTTCAGTGTCTAACATCGCATGTAAATGCCATTCACCTACACTACTATGGATTATCAATTTTTGTCCTGGTTCAATATCAATCGATTGTAGTCTATTTGTTCCATCTACCCATGAATCAATAATAATAGGCAATTCACTATCATTGTGAAAATTAATATATTTAATTGTTTCTTTGTTAAAACTCATTGTGTCTTTCGAATAAGTTTTGTATTAATTATATTTTTACATTCAATTTTATATAAAAAAATAAAATAAAATATATATGTCTCAGTCTTACGTAGATCAAGTAACCATCGATTGTCTTTTAAATAAGAATGTTATTAATAAATATATTAAAAATAAG